AGCTATTCCGGCGCGAGCATGGCATCGGTAACGGACTGGCTAATCGGCAGAAGTTCCTGCGCATCTTCCCCCAGGCATTGCAGAAAATAAATCAGGCGGCGGCGAACGGGAAAATTATCATCGCGAGTAGCTGATGCCGAAACGCGGACGACCACGCAAGGGCGCTAAAGAATTTACCCAATTCGCGGCGCATCATTTGGATGTGTTGAACCGAATGGCTGACGAAATCTTCAACAACATGCTCTGGAATATGATGCTGTCGAACGCGAGAATTTACCAAAGTGGCAAAGCGCGGCAGGCCAAGAAAGGGCGCTAAAGCGCCGCACGCTGTTGGCGCGACATTCGTGCGCGGCGAATCGTGTCTCGCCTGCTCTGCGAATGATGATTTCTTCGAGAGATTCAAACAGATCTATCTCATCTTATTGAAAGAAAGGATCGATGGCGAAACGCGGCAGGCCAAGAAAGGGCGCTAAGAGCGGAACGACGCGTCGGGACCCGTCGCCCGACGACATCGAGGCGCTGCGTGCAGAGATAGAAGCCTCCGGCGAGACCATCGGCGCCGATTTCAAACAGTGGTTGAAGAAACACGCGGAGCGCGAGCTTTGGTTCTTCTCCCGCTGGATTCTCGGCAATACGTTTCTCTCGATGGGTGACTTCCATCGCAAGCAGGTCTGTCCGTGGCTGACTGATTACTCCCATTCCCGTTCCAAGTTGATGATGCTTCCGTTCGGGCATCTGAAAACCACAGTGGTTTCACGCTCAATGCCCCTGCACGCCCTGGTGCAACCAAGAGATCACAACATCTATTTTCCGGGGATGCCGGGACGCGAGGCGCGCATTCTTCTTGGGAATGAGAACGAGGATAAATGCAAGGAAAATATGGACGTGCTGAAACGGCACGCGCAGCAAAACCAGTGGCTCTACTGGCTCTGGCCCGATGTGTTTTGGGACGATCCGAAAAAGGAATCTCCCCGATGGTCCGATTCTCAACTTGAGTTTCAGCGCAGCGGAATTTACGCCGAACCGAGCATTTCCATCGTCGGTGTGAAGACCGGCTACATCGGAAAATATTACGACATGATCCTACCTGACGATATCTGCGGCCCCAAGGACGCTCAGAGTCCGAAGGATATGGACAAAATCAAAAAGTGGAGACGGGCATCGAAAACCCGCTTCTACATCAAGTCCGGTCCCTGTGCCGGCATCTACTGCGGCATCGGCACCCATCACGGTTCCGAGGACGTTTACACCGAATGGAAGAAAGACCCCGGCCTCGATCTGATGATCCGCAGTATAGAGGAGCCGGATTCTTACGGAGTCCTGAAACCGATCTGGCCTGAGAAATATCCTGCCGATCTGGTTGAGAAGATGAGAGCGTCAACCGATCAAATCGAATGGGCGCTCTGGTACATGAACAAGCCGGTCCCCGCCGGGTACACTGCGCTGAATTGGTCCGACCTGCGGGAATACGCACTAGTCTGGAGAGAGGGCGTTCCCCTTCTGGCATTTGCCGAGAACAAAGATTTGGACAGTCGCGCCATCCATCGGTACGAAGTCAAGAGCAAGAATCTCGGCTTCCGGCTGCGCGGTTCCACGCCCTACGACCCGATGAACGCGCGACCGAGAAATAAACCCGTCGCAGGACAGGACCGCGACATGTTCGATGCGCTTCGGGAGAAGTACCCGGAATGTCCTCACTGTTTGGAAGAAGGGAATCACATACGGACGATCAACTCATCGCTTCCGTTCCGGTGTCCGGTCGGGCATGAATGGACGAGCCCGGCGGTAGCCATAGAGCCGGAATACAAATTCCTGGGGAATCGGTTTGCACAATCCCGTTCATAATCCCTACGATTTTGGAATCGCCTGCTGTGAGAAGTGTGGCAAGATGGTCGAAATAATCAGCACGTTCGACAACTCTGGTCTTTACTATGTATTTGATCGCGACATCCCTTTCAGCGATCCAAGTTTTGGAATGGAACACGAATGTTTCGCTCCGCGTCGCGTGTTTCCGCCCTATCGTGAATGGAAAGGATATATTGGCTCATGCCCTCGGTAGATCGCCGCAAGCTCTGGATTTGTGCCTTTACCGACCCCGCCGCAGGGCCGCGAGCGGGGCGCTCCAACTATGGCCTCTCCCGTGCCGCCGACGTAGTGATCGGACAGGACGACATCGAGCGGGTATTTATTCTCGACACCTTCATCAAGCGCATCGCACCCGACCAGTTGATCAACCGGATATTCGAGACCAACGAGAAATGGAAACCCGCCGTGTACGGGATCGATTCGTCAGGTCCGCAGCTTGAGTTCGCGCAGATGGTGCAGAAGGAAGCGCGGGAACGAGGCATCAAGATTTCCTTGCGATTGGTGTCCCTTCATCAGGAAAAGACCTTCGCCATCGAAACGGCGCTGCAACCGCTGGCGAGTGCGGGGCGTCTATTCCGGCCCAACGAGAACGATTGCCGTGCGCTCAAGGATGAGTGGACGAGTTTCCCTGACGGAATGTACCGGGACGGTTTGGACGCGCTGGCATGCGCCGTGCGTCTGCTGCCAACGGTGATGCCAGAACATTTGCGCCAGATGAACGAGGCGCAGTTGCGGGCGTATCTCACGCGGACGGGGATGCCGAAAGACCAGATCGAGGAGCGAGTCTCGCAGGTTCGTTAGTTTCAATTTATAACGTCGTGTGATATTTACGGCGTGTGCAATCCGCTTCGACATTGGCGGCGCAGGCCAGCGAACGTGCCCGCGATCCGAATCAGACCGGCACGTCGCAAACCAACGTCATCTCGCTTCTCTCGTTCGCACAGCAGGTAGTCAACGGCATTCTCGGCCACGTCGTAGATGAAGGCTCCCTGCCTCTCGTTTCGCGCCAGGTCATCTATCCCATCTTCGCCAACCTGCCTGCTGCCGTGCGGATTCTGGCCCTGCGAGACGCATCGGGCCGCGATCTCGTTCCGCTTGGTGAGTTCTCGGCACTCCAACAAGTCAATACCGGCTGGCCGTCTGCCGTCTCGGATTCCCCGCGAAGCTGGACGCTATGCGGACGCGATCTGTTGATCGTCTATCCTGGTGTTGCCGTGTCTCCGCCGACGCTTACGCCCGTCTATTCCGAATTGACGACGACGTTGACCGCAGCCAGCACCACGGAAGTAACCAACGACGATGATGATGCTCTGCTGGATCTGACCGAAGTATTGCTGTTGCTCAAATCCAGAGATTTACCCGACTGCAAGAAGATCATCGAGCGATTCAAGGCGCGCATGGACGCGCTGGCGAAGGAGCCAAAGTGAGCAGCCAAGCCGACGTTCAGGCGCTCGTGAATCTTCTGAGCAACGGCACCGCCGACACCAACTTGTTCGCGCTTGAATATTCGGACGTGGTGAACGCGCTCGGCCCGACGCGCTGGCACACGACTACCGCATCCGTCAGCCTCACCGAAGGCAGCACCATTGCCGACTTCCCCGCCAGCCTGCTCAATCTTCTCGCGCTGACTTATGACGGACGGTTTCTTTCTCGCTTGGAATTGCGGGAACTGGAAGTGCTCAATTCCGGCTGGCGCAATGCCGTGGGAACGCCGATCGCCTACACGCTAGAAGCGGAAGCCGCGCTGACTGCGGAACTATATCCGGCTCCATACACGACCAGCCCGCCCACAGCGACCGCGATCTACGCCGAGAACCGAACCAACGTGCTTCCGGTACTGACGTTGCCCGTGGCCCTGCTGGTGCTACAACGGGAGTTTTCGAGAGAAAGCGATCATTGTGATGTAGCGTTCGCCGATCTTTGCGGGGCGCTCGGTCAACTGCTGCTCGAACTTCTTGCCGCGCCGGAGAACTTCCTTTGAACCCGCAGCGCATCGCAACGCCAAGAGATTTCGCCGATGCGACGGCGCAAATCAATCGCGCATTCGAGAAGATACAGGAGCAGATTGCATCGGCTGGTACTAGTGGCCCTGTCAGTGCGGCGGCGTTCGCCGAATTGCAGGCTCAGGTCAACAATCTCAACACTCTCTCCGGCAACATCACCAACGTAACTGGCACTGGCGCGAGCGGTCCATCAAGCGGCACCAGCAACATATCGGTGACGACCGATGAATCGACCATCGGCGGCGACGGCACGACTGCCGATCCCATTTCGCTCATCACTCCAGTAACGATTGGCAACGGCGGCACCGGCCTGGATCAGGCTGGTACGCAACAAATTCAGACCAACGGCACCCTGATCGGAGCCAACAGCCAGCAAGTACAGCCGACTTTGACGCTGGCAGGTGTGACGGCGAAATCGGCGGTTGCGTGGAGTCTGCCGAATCCAATGGACGCCAGCTGGCTGACCGGAATCTTTCTGTACTTTGAATGTAGCACCAACACAGTGATACCGTGGCTAGTGAATCCGACAGGAGGATCGATCACGCCGGTAGCGCAACTGGTGAATATCAAGGTCATTTTATGATTGTCCGCACTCTTTTCTACGTTCTGATTATCGGCTTGTTCTGCGCGGCCGCGCTCTCCGCGTCGGTGCAACCGTGACGCGCCGCATCCTCGCCATCGTCGTGCTGGTGTTCCTGTTCGCCGACGTGCTGGGTCCGGTCACGAAGTGGCAGGAGTGGGAACCGATGCTTGCGCTGGCGGCAACGAAGACGGCCACCAAGACTGCTACCGCGACGGAAACAGCAACTCCAACAGCAACGGCAACCGTGACTGCAACGGCTACTAATACGGCGACACCGACCGCTACCCCGACCGTTGTTTATCCGACCGTCGATGGAACGCCAACATCAGGAGTCGTTCCGCCGGGGGCTTTTGGGGACAATCCTTGTACGTCCATTCCGACCTCATGGCCTTCAATGACTAATCCATCGGGGGATTTTTGCTATCTCTCAATCGTTGTAAATAATTATGCTCCAAACATCCTTAACCTGACTTCGCAATGCACCGGCGCTGCTACACCGTGGGCATGTTGCACCGGAGCCGGAACGGGGACTTGCACACCGAGCGGATGGACCGAGCAACTGTCTAACGTCCAATGGGCTACGGCAGATGAGACCTATTCCGTATTGACGCACACCTATACCGGGGCTGGCGATGTCGCGCCGACTTTGGCGGTAACCTATGTTCAGCCACCAGATGGGAACTGCTCTTGGACGATGCGGTGTTATCAAAACAGTTGTGGCTGCTTCACGGCAGGTCCGACAGTGCATACACTCAACAGCAATTCAACCACGATATCAGGGCCGGGAATCGTAGGGACTGCGGGCGGAGCGCATCTGTTTGACGGAGCGACTAATTCCATCAGTTCAGCGTCGTTTTCCAATTACACGGGCAGCCTTGCTCAACGGGTATCGGTAGGCGGCATCCTTGTCTCTCAATTCGGCGCGGACGAGCCTATTATCAGTTCCGGTACGATGCCGACCGCACAGGCGACCGCTAACCAATCAGGACAGAACTTCGGCGTAGAAGCCGACCTTGGCAACTCGCTAACCGCGACGGCTAGTCCGACCGCGACGCCGACGCCGTTTCCTACTGCACTTTCAACAGCGGGATACCAAGTATGGAAAGGGGGTGCGCCAGGTCACACCAATCAGGTGAACAGCGCGCAACTATCGGAACTCGGCACTGGCGAAAATTGCACGATTGAATGTTGCTCGACGGGGACAAGCTGCGCGACAAGCTGCACGGTGATTTGGTCAAGCACCGCGCCGACAGGGAAGAGCGCCGATGCGATCAATGGCCCGATTCTGTGTCCCGGCGCCTTGCAGGACTTGTGCTTTAGTTGCACGAACGCAGAGAGCGTGCCATCGGTATATACGCAATGAAGCGACTATTTCTCATCCTAGTCCTGCTTTTCACGCCCGCATCGGTGATGGCGCAGACTGCTATTGACAAGCCCCAATTCGTGCAGGGGACACCCTGCAACGCTGCGAGCGTCAGTGGAGTCGTGACTTGTCCGATATCGGGCGTGCCTGCGGGCGCAACAGTCGGCCTTTGTCTCCTCGCCTATACTTACAACGCAACTCCGACTATCACCGAAACTAGCCAAAATTCAAACGTCCAGACTGCTAAATACACCAACGGAGCAAACTCGCCTGACTTGGAGGTCGGTCAGTATTACATACCTAATGCCGCTGGTGGCACCTATACGTTCCACTCAACCGTAGGCAGCGGCACGATAGTTCAATCGCTTATTCCGTTCTATCTGACGGGCGTTACAACTACGCCGTTCGATCAGAGCGGCTCATCGACCAATAACAGCTCAAGCACGACGCTGACCGGCTCGAATACCGCGAGCACGCTTGCCGATCAGACGGAGATAGCCGTTCAATGCTTCGGGACGAATGATTCAAGCGGCGGCACGTTCAGCATCCCGACTGCGGGACAGGCTGCATGGACGGTGCAGAATCAAGAAGCGACTCGTCCCGCTGGCGCTGCGGTGAGTGTCGTGACTGGCAGCACGGGACAGATATTAAACACCGGCGACCTGAACCTGACGACGAATCTCACAACGACTAATAGTTCCGCCAGCATCTCGACTATTGCAACCTATATCAGCAGCGTGCAGGCGGCGATTACGTTGCATGGAGCGCCTATTGCGGGCAGTTATAGTGCCGGGTCATCGGAACCAGTGACTTTGCCGACTGCTTCTTCGATTGGCGATTGTGTGGCGGTGACGTTCTGCTCGACGGGTATTTTATCGAGTCCATCTTGCACGGCGACTGGCGAGGTCTGGACTCCGGTGTTATCCAAGACATTTAACACGGCGCAATCTCAAGTGACCTTCTTTGGCAATCTGGTGTCGGGCACTGGCAACCCGACTTGTTCGCTCGGGATCACAACGTCGGGAGGCTGGATCGCTGCGGCCTTTTCAGGAAGCAATGGTTGCAACACGGACGGCACGCCTGCGGCAAATACGGCTACGAGCACGACGCCTACTTCGCCCACGGATAGCGGCGCCAAGCTGAACGATATGGCGATACTGCCGGATTGCAATGCCTATACTCTCAGCAATACCTTTAGCAATCCCAATCCGCTATTGGCTGCTATCGACGACTTGAACAATGTCGCGGGCGCTTATGCAATAAGCAGCCATTATCCAGTGACAGTGACTGCGACCTTGCCCGCGAACACCATGACGATAGGAACCAGCTACGCGAACGTCGCGGCTGAGATACTGATGCTGGGCGCGGCAACGGCGACAGCGACCGCCACGCCGACAGCTACTCCAACCGCGACACCTACCGCCACTGCGACGAATACCGCAACGCCTACGGCGACACAGACTGCGACCGCGACAGCAACCGCAGCCACTCCCACGCCAACGCCGACAGCAACAGCCACCGCAACTGCGGCAACAGCCACTGCCACACCCACTGCAACCAGCACGGCTACCGCAACAGCGACGCCGACACCAGCCGGAAGTTGCACGCCCAATGCCACCATCTCCTTGCTGAATTCGAGCAAGCACATTATGAACGGTGGGGCATCTTCGACGCTCGGACTCGGCGCGAACTGGTACGCATGGGCGGTCGATACCAGCGGCAACATCGTCAATAGTTTCACCGGCACCGCCAGCAGCACGCTTGCAGCCGTGAATACGACGATTCGGATTGTCGATAATGCGGGCTATGTTTGCACCGGCACAAACGACAGTTCGACGCCAGCCGCATACAACCTGACGGTGCGAGTCTGCGATACCGAAGGGATGGTGGCACCTTGTCCGAGTGAGAGCGCCACGCGAACCTCCTACAACATGACTGTCCAGATCGAGGATGCAAACGGGTACCTCGATGATACGTTCTAGCCTTCTTGCGCTTGCAATCCTGCTTTGGGCTGGCAGCGCATCCGCGCAGTATATCGACTCGGCGCAAGGCTCCGCTGGCTCCGCAAGCGTCACGATTCCCGCTGATTGCTCATCCGGCAGCATCGTCATTCTATGCGCCACTTCGGGGACATCGAGTGGAGGCCCGACAGTACCGTCAAGCGGCACATGGACCGCCATCCAAACGGCATCCGTAACCGGAGTAGCCACGGAAGCATGGTGGCTGCTTGCCAATGGCAGCACTGCGGGTACGACGTACACAGTACGGAACACATCCGATCCGAGCGTGATTGCATCTTGTTACGGCGGAATCAATCAGACGACGCCAATCGACGGCTCCAATGCGGGCAGTTACAGTGAGGCGACTAATCAGAATCTACCAACCATCGTCACCAGCGTAAGCGGCGACATCTACGTCGGCTGCGCGGGCAGCGGTGATGCGACACAGATCACCTATTCTACGGGGACGCCGGTACTTTCGACACGGCAGAACACGGCGCATGCAGGCTATTTCAGCAGCTACGTTGGGGACGCCACGCTAGGCAGTCCCGGCACGATAACCGGCTCCGAATTGGTCAAATCTGGTGACTCTGGATTCCTGACGATCGCATTCGGCCTGCAACCGGCGACGGCGCCCACGGCAACCCCAACGGCTACCGCTACAGCTACCGCAACAGCGACAGCCACGGCTACCTCGACACATACGGGCACTCCGACGCCTACGGCAACTCCAACCCCCGCTGGCGGTTACGTGAACTATAGCGGAGCCTGTACGGTCGGCGTTCCGTTCAGCCTTCCCACTCTCTTTACTCACGGCTTTATCGGCCTGTTTTTCTCCAGCAATGGACGATCGGGCGGTCCGGTAATCCCGTTTGGCGGCGGTATTACTGACAGCAATCAAGGCACCGCGCTCTGGCAGACACGGTTACGTTCCAACGGTTACGCCGTCTGCGACAACTGCGGCCCGAACTACATCAACAGTGAAATCTTCATTTCTTCAAGTCATCCGGTCGGCAATACGATAATCTCCATCACGGTTGTCGGAGAATCGGGAGAATGCGACGTCATTGCTCAGGACTATCCGGGTGTCGGTCCTGCGGCTTTCGACGGTACCGATATTCCGTTCAATGCTGCAGCGGTCGGGGCATTCACTAACGCGCCTTTAACCGGCTCCGCAATGCCTTCTCAGCCGATCAGTTTGACGCTGGCGGCGGCGGGGTTGTCGGGATACGGATCAGGCATATGTATTGGCAGCGGCACTTCCCTGTCCAGCGGTCCAACCAACGGATTTACCGAAGCAGACAGCATTGCATCGATTCCGAGTCTTTTTGCAGCCTACCAGTACAATACGTCGGCGGTAGCGAATGCGGCAGGATGGACGGCAGGTAACTCCGATTGCTGGTCGGCTAGCGAAGTCAACGTTGACTACACGCCTACGGCACTGCCGACGCCTTCGGCGACGCCGACCGGGCCAACGGCTACGGCCACGGCGACTGCCAGCCCCACGGCGACAGCAACGGCAACGACGGTCCCGACCCCAATCTATTCGCCTTGCTATTGCATCTACGTTCCGGGCTATGGATATGTGTACTATCCAACGATGACTCCAACAGCAACACCGACGCCTTCGGCTACGCCGACGTAAGATGCCATCGAAGCGAATCAGCTTTCACGATTTTAACAGGCGACTATGGCTTGCGGACGGACGCGATCAACTGCCCGAAGGCGCGCTCCGCAGGGCATCGGGCATCGCCCCTGAACTCACTGGTGAAATCTACAGCCGATGGGGTTCCCAATTCCTGAACCTGATCAATCCCATCTCTCTCTACAAATTCAACGGTGTCCGGTATTCCTACGACGGTACGCATCTCTACGCCAACGGAGCCATTGTTACTTACGGCGGCGGAGCGCCGATCACTTGGAATGGCAGCCGTCTGACGTTTGCGGTCATGCCACCGCAACCCGGCCTGCCGGATTACCTATTCATCATCGGCGGCGGCAACGCCATCAAGATCGCGCCCTCTCTGGTCGGTGGTAATCCGGTCCCTGTTGCCCAACAGGTAACTCAATGGGGCATCGACGCCCCGCCGGATGGGATGATGGCAACGAAGGGCTTGCAGGAACTTACCACGATAGACACTTTCGTCGGTTCCGCCCATCTATGGACCGACAACAGCAACGCGACGGTATCCGACAGCAGCGCCAGCCCCTATCCTGGCTCATCTGGAGACCTCGAAATCAGCACTTCCGGCACTCCGTGGTACATCGGGCATACCGCGAATTACGATCTTTCCGAATATGCAGACGGCACCATTTCCCTCGATACCGACATCATCTCGTTCTACTTGAGAGCGCAGAAACCCACCAACATAGTCTGGCTCTGGCTGACGTTCCGGCTTGGCGGCACCAACACGGACTATTATCGGCTGGTGATCCAGTTAGTTCAAAACACCAACAACGTCCACACAGCAGGGGCCCAGGTCGTCGTTACCCCCGATCCCGATCGGTGGATTCAGATTGCGGCAGCGAAGTCTCAATTTCAACGAGTAGGCAGCAATCTTGCCCTTAACTGGTCGGACGTGACTTCGATTCGGTTCGTCGGCGGGGACATCAACTCAAGCAACCCGACTCTCCATCTCGACAATTTCACGATGTACGGCGGATTTCCGTTGGGCGCGGGGCCAGCGGCCCTCTTGGGAGGCTCGCAATACCAGTATTACGTTACCTTCGTGAACAACACGACTGGTTCCGAAAGCAATCCGAATGGCATGGAGACGCTGGCCGATGGCACCGTCAATCCACCGACTCCGGTAACGGTGAATGGAGTCGCAGTTCAAGCCGTCAATCTTTCAGGCATCCCAACATCCACCGATCCTCAAGTCGGAAGCCGGAACATCTACCGAAGCACTGCCGATCCTTTGGCCGCAGGCCCAATCGAAGCGTTCTTTCTTGCCACGATTCCCGACAACGTAACGACCAACTTCACGGATTTTTACAGCGATTTGCCGGGACAGCCGATCATCGACACGCCTTGGCAACCAACTACTGTCTATTCCAGTGCCAGTCCCACCGATTACGTCTATGGCGGCAACGGGTACTACTTCAAATGCACAGGGGCAGGAACGTCGGCTGGAAGCGGACCGCCCACATGGGCGATACCCGAAGGCGCTTTCCTTGGCTTCTGGAGTCCAATTACGCAGTATCTTGGCGGCGGTTTCAGCGCGGGGAATTGGGTTAGTTTCGGTGGCCTTGGTTACTATTGCTCCGCGCCTGCTGGCACCATTGTTCAGAGTTCAACACCACCTGTTGCTGATCCAACAAACTGGACTGTATTACCGACAACCTCCGATGGCGGTGTGACATGGACGTGGGCGGGACTGAATGAAGTTCCCCATCTTGGGGACCAATCGCTGTTGCTCGACAACGCTCCGCCGTCGATTACTTACGGAGACGCGGTGGGGCCGTATCAGGAATCGATGTTCTGGTGTCGCGACAGCACGCCGGGACGCCTCGGATGGGCGTATTCCAGTCCACCCGGTCGTCCTGAATCGGTAGCCAATCAATTTGCGCCAACGAGCGACGACGATCCGACGCAGAAGTTTATCATCTTCGATTACACGCTCTGGCTGGTATCCACCAAGACGGCGTTTCAGACTGACGGCCAGAATCCGCAAATCGTCTTCTACCAGATCATGTACGCCACCGGCACCAGCAATCCGTTCACAGTTTGCGCGGGTCAGGAAGGCATCTACTATCAGGCGTCCGATGGAATCCGCATGATCAACCGGGCGGGATCGATTCTCCCCGGTTTCGATAACATCGCGCCCATCGAACGGGGGCAGGCGGTCGAGAATGTTTTAGCGTTTACCGCAACCATAGCCGCTTTCTGCCGCAATGAGATTATCTTTTCCAATGGAACCGAGAGTTTCGGGCTGCAACTTGGGCCGAATGGCTACGTCTGGAGAATGCTTGGCTGGGGATTCACCGCTCTTTTCTATGAGCGCGACGACAACCAGATTCTAGCCGGATTCAACAGCGGGGTTTATCTCTACGAGGTATTCGGAGCGACCAACGACAATTACGGGGGAGTCGGGCTGGCGCAGCCGATCAACTTCGAGATTCAAACACCGTCTCAGCTTCTCGATGAGGGGCAGACGGCGGTAATCCGCAGAATCTTCATCGACGCGAATCTGAACGGGCAAAGCCTGACTCCGACTGTGAACTACGATTCCGGCTACGCCACGTTGTCTCCAATCACCAATTCGGTACGCGGGACCATCGAGCTTGCTTTCCAGCAGTACGCCCGCCAATTCAGTCTGGATTTGATTGGATGTCTCACGGCGCGTATCCAGATATTCGGGATCGAGTTGGACTGTGCGGTGACGGGCAGCGAGGTAACTCAGTGAGGCTCTACGACGCACAGAAAGATGAACTTCTGATGCTGTATTGGTTCTTGCAGCTTCGCGCCGATCCCGTCGAGTTCGAGCAGCTTTTCGCGGAGCAGCTTCGGAATTTGACAACAATTCTCGGCTGGGCGAAAAATTCAGTCAGCATCATGATCGATGTGGATGATGACGGCATCCGCTTCGCGGCGTGGTGTGCGCCGTATCTAAGTGGAGCGGAATTTGGCACTTGGGCGAGAAAATCGGCGCGCGGAACGAAGGCGCATTTGCGGTTTATGAATGCTGCTTATGACAAGGCGCTATCGCAGTATCCGGTGCTGATCGGACTGACCAAGCAGGAAAAGTTGCACAAGCTCCATTTGAAAATGGGATACAAGTTGGTCGGAATTGTGCCAAGCCTCTTTGACGGCAGCCCCGTCAGAGAGTATTACATGACGCAGGAGACGCGAGATGACAGGCGGAACCAGCAAAACGTCAACGGGAACGGCGACCAGTCCCTACGCGCCCCTGATCGCGAAGTTCGCCAAGTCGTTCCTGCCAGCGGCGCAACAGTTCGGAGCACAAGAAAGCGAGGCGCTAAGAACGGGCGGCGTCAACGCGCAAATTCCGGTGATCAATCGAGCAGTATCGGCGAGTCGGGGAGCGGAATCGACCAGCAACACGCAGACACAGGAAGCCCTGGCGAGAGCGGGACTGGCTAATACCTCGTTCGGAGCGCAGATCATAGGGAATCAGCGCATGGCTGGTGCGGAGAGCACGGCGGCGGTTCCGACCAACGTAGCCAGCGAGTTCATCAAGGCCGTACCAGGGACCAGCGCAACTGGAGTCGGAGCAGCGGAAGGCGCGGCGGGCGCCGATATGACGTACACGCAGACGCCGAGTTTTTGGTCCAGTTTCCTGCAAGGATTACAAGGTTTGCAGGGCGCTGGCTTTGAAGCTGGCAATTACGGAGCGACGGTCTAATGGCTGGAGCTTTGGGATTGCTGATGGGTGCGGGATTGGGTGTAGCGAGGGGCTATGCCCAAGAGAAGGTGCAACAGAAGCACCAACAGGCGGCAACATGGGCCGACTTCTTGCACAACGCCGCGATTAATTCGCCGGGAATTGTCAACACGCCAGAATTTCAGAAAGAAGCCAAAACAATGTATGGCGAGCACGCGCCGATGGTGCTGGGGATTCTCCAAGCCAAAGATCAAGCGCAGCAGCAGGCCGCGCAAGAAATGAAGATGGCCGAGAATACAAAATTCCCCGATACGCCGGAAGCCATCCAATCGGAAATGTCACTGATCCGAAATGCGATGACGAATCAATCGCTCCCGCTTCAATATCACGAAGCGGCAAAACAACATCTCGGCGCTCTACAAAAAGAGCACGATCGCCTTCAAACGGAGGCATTTCAAACCAAGCAGAAATTGACCGAGACGCCCTACCAGAAGGCGGAAGAAGAACGCGGCAAGGAAACGCTCAAACTCTCTCAGCAGCGCGAGAAGCGTGAAGCAGCGGAAGCCGCAGACCGCGAAGAAGCGCGCAAGTTCAATCAGACGCTCGCGCAGGCGAAGTTGGGCCTTGGCGGGCATTTAGGCGGGAAGGGAATCACCGCTGAAAAGCTGGCTGCGCAGCGCCAGAAATTCGATCAGCAATTCGCACAGTATCGGACCAGCGACCCCGAACGAGCCGTCGCCATCGATCAGGCGTGGAACGAATATCTTGACCGGCTGAAAGACACTGGCACTGATCCGAAACTGCTTGAGAAGTTCTACACTGGCGGCGCGACTACCGAATCCGCTGGCGGTGTTGGCGGATTGCTTGGCAAAAAGACTGCGGTAGAGAAACCGGCATTCAAGGCAGGCGACCGACGCGAAAAAGATGGCGTTACCTACGAGCGCGACGAGAAGGGTAACTGGACGCCAGTGAAATGACATGCCCCTTACCGACGCGGATTTCTCCGATACTAAAACTCTAACCGACGCTGATTTTGGGCCGTCCGTCATGGACCCTCATCCCGTCCAGAGCGGGTTGAAGCGCATCGGCAAGGCCGTCACCGACCCAAAGACGATAGCCAAGGTCGCAGTAGGTATAGCCATTCCAATGGCGGCTGGCGCTGCTGCGGGCGCTCTCGCAGGACCGGAAATGAGCGAACCCGCTGCTGCGCTGACTCGCGTGGCAGTTCAGGGACTCGCTGGTGCTCTCACGCCTTATGCCGAATACGGTGTCGGCAAGGCGATGGGCGAGAAGTTGGTTCCCCCGACCATCCGCGATGCGCTTCATTCGGCTGCGTTCAACGTGGGAATGGCGGGCCTTGGCGAAGTAGTCGGCGGGATGAAAGGCACGGCCAGCGAAGTCGCGCCAGAAATGGAGACTGCACCCAAGACGATTACGCAACTCAAGCAGGCCGTGCGCAACCGCGACTTCTGGAAGTCGGTGGGTTTGGACGACGATAAAATC